AGAACTAATGCCGGCTTTACTTTTTCGTTTTTGAATGCCATTGCGAATGTTTTAATCATCATTCCCACATTCTTTCTATCTTCGCCTAAATCACCTCTTAACCAATGTCCTACGAATAAGAATGCAAAATCTTCTTTAATTGCATCCAATTCCGTAATATGTACTACGTCATCAGTTCCAAAATCAAATTCATCAAATCCTTCGAAAAGAATCTCAACTGGTTTTTGAATTCTATGCTGAGCTATTAATTGTCCAGATTGTTTATCTTGTTCATTATAAACACTATCTACTAAACTCTTTTTTGAATGTTCCGATGGAACTATAATTAAATCCATTCGATTACAACCATGTATCCAATCCAATGGAGAATGCGTTGTTTCAATTGCTGCAGTAATACCAATGTTATAAAACCCCAATGGTTGGAATTCATTTGGTACAGTTACCTGAATGTATATATCTGGCTTTTGTTCAATTTTTGGAATAATACTATCTACTATCCATTTATGAAATGGTTTGTCATAATTAAGAGCATCCATTGGGGTATTCCCCCAACGAGTACTAATAACCTTTATATCAAATTTATCTAACTTATATAATGAATGCAACAAATCTCTAGCGTGGTCACCATATCCACTTCTTGTTGCTACTGGTGCTTGAAATACTAATGTTGGTTTCATACTATAACTCTATTAATTTAAATTTTTGTTTTGGTTTCCAATTTGCAAATGCACCATCCATACCTTCTACCAATGAATCACACATTGCTTCTTTACTTAATTTACCATCTCCTAAATAATGCTTTCTACCTTTTAATCCGGCAGCTTCTCTATCTTCTTTTGGCATCTTATACCAATCCATAATTAATGGAGTAATATCTTCGAAATCAACTCTATCATCAAAAATATATGGAGTAGGAACTGAACCCGTTGTTGAACGAACTGGCCACATAGGTGTAACCCAATCTCCCCAAACTACACCTGCTTTTTTATGTCTATCATGTAATGAACCAATTTCAACATAATCTTCTGCTGTAAGTAATTTACCCGTACCTTTATCTCTAAAACCGCATTGGTCTTGCAAACCACCAGTAACATTAATAATAATAGGAGTGCCAGCCATAACTGATTCTGCAGTTGCTAATCCAAATCCTTCGTTTGATGCTACGTTAATTGTAACATCCGCAATATTATAAAGATAATTCAATTGTTCTTCTGAATATTTATTTGGTGCAAATATTACATTTGTTTCAGGAGAACAACATTCTGCAATTGTTCTCGGTAAATCAGTACCATGTTCTTCAACAGGCTGAGTATGCATCAATAAACATACTTTACTTCTTTGCTCAGGAGTAAGTGCTTCTACAAATTTATCAAATGCAAGAATAACATCAATTGGTTGTTTTCTACGAATATTTCTATTATTCCAATAAAGAACAAATTCATATTCTTTATCACCAAAGATACTTTGTTTAAAATCTTGTGGAACTTCTACTGGTTTGTATAATTCGGAATTAATACCATGTGGTACATAACTTACTTGCCAATCGGCTGGAGGTGTCCAATGTTTTTCTTTATCCCAACTCCAAACTCTTTTAGTAATACCATAGGTTTGTTTTGAAATACACCCAATCCAATCACAACTTTCATAATAATTTCTATTATATTTTGGGTCTGGTAAATCATCCCAAATGTGATAGAAGAAAAGGGGAACTGATTGGCGAACTTCGTGTTCCATTTCATATAACCAAATCCAATATCTAGGGTCAGTAAAGTGTAGAATCGCATCAGGTTTTTCAATCATTAGTAATTGACGAATAACATCCGCATTACCATATCCATCAGATGGATAAATTTTAACCAATGCATCTTTTACACCCGTTTGTTCTCTAACACTATCATTTAAATCTAAAATTTTCCCTGCTTCGGGATGTTTAATTGCTGCTCCTAATTGAACCCAATCATATTTATCAACTGTTCCTAGCACCAATTGTTTAGATACATTGGCTATACCGCTAGTCATTCGTAAATCATCTGAAAGTAACAGAATTTTCTTTTTTGCCATAACTCTTTTTAAATATATATTTTGTTTTTAATTTTTTTTATCACATAATCCCCTTTGTGAAAACTCACACCAATCACAAAGTTTTGTTGGATTCTTTCTATATTCAACATCAGTTCTATATGAACCATCGGTATTGAATACACTCTCTACAAATTCAGTAAATCCTTTCCAAGCTTTATTAACAGATGGTTTACCACTTGCCGGTACGTGTCTACTAATACGTGGTATTGTATAATCTTCTACTTCAGCTACCTTTCTTTTTAAGATGATAAATTCAACCTCAATCATATTTTCTGAAATCTTCAACATTTCTGCGTAGAATTTCTTATATAATAGTATTTGTGTATTTTTTATTGGGTCTGATTTTTGATACTTAGTCCATCCTCTGGTTGAAGTTTTAAAATCTATAATTTTATACTTACCATCAAATTTACTACGAGTGATTAAATCTATGAATCCTAAAAAATTAACGTGCTCAGCTATCTTAGTATTAATTGGTTGCTCAATTGCAACCAATTCATCATACTTTAATGAAAAGAAATTATTAAAATTTTTGGATTTCTGAAAGTAGTCTAAGATGAGATTTCCATCTTCTAAAAATTCTACCAATTCTTCTTTTGAACAAATAGGGTCTTTACCTTCATTGGATTCTTTGAGAAAGAACTCTCTCATTTTTTCTTTAAGGAAAGCCTTGGTATTCATTCCCTTATCAGCTTGTGATTTGGAGATACGAAGGCATCTACTTAAATATTCTTGCAACGTTTCGTGCATTGCGGAGCCAAATACAGAATGTATATTGGATGATGATTCTCGTAAATCATCTATGTAACTTAGTTTATATTGATGTGGGCAACTGCTCCACATGCTATATTGTGAAAATGATACTCTAGCCATAGAACAAATATACGATTTTTATTTGGATTTACCAAATTATATCTTTAGTTTTAATTTGTTTTTTCGATATATTTTTTTAAAATATCGGCCCAAATATTACAAGCTTCTACATTTGGGTGCCCTGCATTATCTTTAAAATAATAATCCACATCATTGTATTCAGATACTCCTTTTTCTGCAAAATATTTTAATAATACTGTAATTTCTTTAAAAATTTTAGGATTATTAAATATAGTATTTAGTAACCTTTCATCTATAAAATATCCATTATCCCTACGAGTAATATTTTTATCATAATCATGTGCATCTATTACATCTAAAGATGTTGTTATTTTAAATGCTTCATTTGCATTGTCAGAGTTTGATTCTTTTAAATAATATGAACCTTCATGCTTAAATGGTTTGTGGTCATTTATTCCATCAAATATTATATATGGATATCCATTTGATTCAAAATACGATGTTAAAGTAATAATATTTTGTAATGTTTTATATAATGAAAATGTTATATTACTATAAATATAAACCAATTCATCTCTATTTTTGTATATCCATTTTGATGCACCATTGCCAGTTTTATAGGAATCCATTGTTCTTTGAAAGCATACAGGAGTAACGTGCCATTCTTGCGGCGCATCTACTAAATTATCATAATAAACTTGATATCTTAAACATTCGGTAAGTTGAATTACATATAATGAATCTTTTGCTAAATCTTTATTTGTTTCTGAAAATTCAATTGTTCTCCAGGTTATAGTATCATTACCACTACCACCTTTAGCAAGGTTTATAACTTCTAAATTCATTTTTTCACCTAAAAATTTAGGCCAAGCTCCTTCATTACCCAATGAATGTCCTTCTGTAAATGAACACCCATTGGTTACCAAATATTTTTTATTCACTATATTTTTAGTTTTAATTTAGTAATTTGTTTCTTATCTACTCCATACTTTTCACATACATACTTCATATGTTCTCTACCTTCTCTACTTGCATAAAGAACTTCTATATAATCAAGTGCTTGTCTTTCTGAACATAGGTAATCTTTCTTCATAAGTTCTATGAGGAAATCTTCATATTTATCTTCACCCTTACCTTTGATGTATTTTAAATAATGCTTTCCTTTTGGAATCAAGCTAATATATAACTTGTACATTTCCTTTGGTTGCAACGTTTGAGTCAAAGGAAGTAAGGTTGCAACTAATTCAACCCAATCCGGTTTCATTGACAGAAAACGATTTATCATAAAATTACTCCATGATTTTAAATCCTCTTCTGTCAATTTATCGAAATACTTTGGGTCTTGTTCCGAAGTTATTGCATTGATGTGGTCGAATAACTTTTTAACTGCCATTATTCTGCGATTGATTGTTTTTCTCTCAATTCTTCTGGCAATAATTCTTGCAATGTTTTACCACATTGAGTACATAAAAATACTTCAATAGGAATAATTGAATCTTTAGCTCCACCTGTAATTAAACGGGATACTTTTTTGAATTTCATACCTGTCATAAATACACCACTACCACATTCGCAATTGATATCTCTTGCATCGTTCAATGAAAAATTCATTGGGATTTGTGCTTGTTGTTCCATTATTTTATTATATTTAAAATTTGAATAATTGTGCTCATAAATACGATTTCTTTATCAACTACTAAAGCATCTTTTGATAATCCTTCAGCGATTGTAAGAATTGTATTGGCTACGTTTCCTTTTGCATACTCATCTACTTTATCATAAAGCATAGTATACATTTCCGAATAATCATTTAATTTATTATCCGCTACTGCTTGTCTAATTTGCATAAACATATTTCTCTTATCATCTTCTGATTTTAAAAGTTCAATAAGTTTAGTTGCAAAGTTTGCTTCAACCATTACTTTATGGTCTACTTTCAATTCACCTTTTGCAGATTGTAATTGACAAGTATTAAGTATCCTTCTAATATCTGGATAATATGAATTAATCACATCAGCCATATTCTTTGGTTCATACTTAATCTTTTCAGCATCTAATATCTTTGCTACCTGAACTGCTACATCCTTTTTAGTCGGAGGAGTGATTGCGAAAGATTGACATCTACTTTGAATAGGGTCAATGATTTTCTCAATATAGTTACAGGTTAAGATAAATCTACAATGCTTACTGAATGTTTCCATTAAGTTTCTCAAAATCGCTTGTGCTCCCGGTGTCATATAATCAAACTCATCTAA